CGGATCCAAACCGTAAGCCTAATCACTAGGGACAGGAGGAGTCCATCCGGACTCAGCCTGGCTATAATGACGCTTACCCAACGGGATCCAACCCGCCAGAGAACGCTCCACGGAAGCAAGAAGCTGTTCTGAGGGAAGTCTAAGCTCTGGCATGTCGGGGCTCCTTTCAAAGGAGCCCCGCACAACCCAGATGGGGTAATTCGGTCTTTCGACCAACTCGTCGATAAATTTCTGAGCTAGGGGACGACGGACACGCATGGACCAGCGAAAAAGCCGGTCAACAGCGGGTCGAGTCTCCAGCCTCTCACGTTCTCCAAAAGCATTGGGTCCCACCATCAGCCATGAGGGGCCCTCAGACGAGGAAAGCCGTGTCTGAACCAGATCTTCAAATAACCTGTAAGTGCCATCCTTCACCCGAAGGCGGCCTGTCTCATCGAGACCATCGGTTAGGTTTGACTGGATCATACGACCACGGTCACGTCTGAGGACATGAGAGATACGATTTTTCTCATTATCCAGAGGGGAGGGGAACAAGCGAACGGGACAGGGCTGGCCTGACTCAAGAAGCAATACCATACGACCCGCCAATATCTTTTGCGGGATCGTGAGGGGACTGAGGGCCTGAACAACAGGTGAGCTCCAGTGACCCAAACCCATGCCTTGTAATGCAATTGGTAAAAAATAATTGAGACTAAAGTGACCATCTGGGCTTTTAAAGGCATCCAAGATTGGCTGATTGGCCTCGAACCAAAGCATAAGACACTGCTCCAAACGACTCTCATTTGAGATGGAGTTGACGAATTTCTGTTGGACCGCCGCGAGGGCACGACGAGGATCCTGGTCGTGGTTATCTGTTTTACCAGATAACTGGGAGAGCCATACCCGGTCACGAATAAAATCGGGACGGAGGCCTCCAAACCAGGTACCCTCAATCTTCCGAACCACATAGGAGTGGGGGTCAGAGAATTCATCAAGAGAGAAGTAGTGGGGATTGGGAACGCGTTTGTAGTAGAAGCACTGGGAGTTTACAGTGAAGAAATTATTAGAAAAATAATTCTTACCCACACTTTTGTGGAAACCACCGTAATCTGCAATGCGACTACTCCAGAACTCGTAAAATTCCTGGGTAGAGGAGAATAAGATATCATCCCCATTCACCAAAAGGTTGAGCCGTTTCAGGTGATCATAGGTTAGATTGGGATTGATGACCATCCGGTTATCAGCTAATCTTTCCCCAGGGCGGGGTCGACGGATCAGTGGCCAAGGCCGACTGCCCGTGACAATCCCCTCCTGATCAACACACCAAAAACAGGGCTGCAGGGCATCCTCAGATAAGGAGCGGTGCCAGACAAACACGCCAGGAGCCTCATAGGGAACGTTCGTCTCTTGGGGAGAGAACTCTTCCACAATGCAAAGATAACAGGCCAGGTTAATCACACATAGGATGGGGAAAGAAAGTATATTCCCCATTAGCTGGCCCGTGAGCTGCTTGACGCGAGTGTCACCACGGATCTTGTCGAGGACACCAATGGATTCGAGCTCCTCTCTATAGGACTTGATGTCCGAGGAAAGGAACTTATCTCCACGACCATTCCAGGAAGGTCGGCCGTAACGAGAATCCAGGTACCGGATTGCCTCCTCATCATACATACGCTTGAGTGATTTGGTGTAATCCAAAGTCACATCACAAAGGGCATTGATAAGGTCCTGTCGAATGTTATCAGGCATGGCAATTCGTTTCAAAACTTCCTGGGCGACGAATCTCGTCTTGGACATTGGTATCTTGTCCGTGGCGGCAGAGTAATCTCCAGAGACCTGCCCCAGTGTCTCCCCAGTCATAAAATCTTTCTGAGGAAGACCCCCCAAATCGAGGGACATCAGGGCAATCTCCACCTCTGTTCCTTTAATAAGGGAAAAACAGGGGAGATCCTTGAGACGCCTCCAGAGGTGTTTCTGGACTCGAGAGCCCAACGACTGGAGGACGGCATCAGTGATCGAGATGACTCGTACCTTAAGCGGTTCCATGAGTCCCACAACGTCCGCTACTTGACCGGAAACACGAATGAAGACATCTTCCTCATCCGTGGGGATCTCCTTCGTCTCATAATTCTCATGACGATAGAGCTTTTCCAGGTCGAAGTCACTTCTCAGTGAAGTATAGGAGACCTCTCCGGACGAATTCACATCGAGGAGGTCAATGGGGCCGATACGACCCTGCTGAGAAAGACGGACTAATTGTCGGATTCCTTCTCCGGATTTGAGCTTTAGAACCGAAAATCCCGTCTCGATATCTGGCAGGGTGACAAGCCCCGCTCTATCGGACAGGCGGAAATTCGGTAGATCCTGAAATCGAATGATGTCAGGAAGGAGCGCTCCTACTAAGGAGGAGCAAACTCGCTCAAATCGGGAGGTAAACTTCCCACCAGAGGCCTTGATCCGTGAACCAAGAAGGTCTCTATGCTTCTCAAGTTCCTCCACGAAGAACTTGTAAGACACCGGAGGTGCTATCTCTTTCAACCGTAAGAGATCAAAACACTTCTTTAAACAGCGTTTAGAAGCACCCTTGCCGTCTTCCCTCAGCTCCATGAGACGCTGGGACAAACGCAACAGTATTATTTTTATGTCGCGTGAAAAGAGAGGCAGGGCTGGGAACAAAATTGCGAAGAAGCACACATCCATGGTAAGTCCCTGAGGTAAAAAATCCGGAACTTTGGGCTTCTCATAGACCCCTACGGAGCCCTTATCATGACCAAGTATACAAGCATAGGCCATGGGTAGGGCTGTCCAGAACTTAAAAAGTGGACGGTAGAGGTCAACTGAATTCAAAAAACAGAGGAGGGGAAGGTGGGACTGAATCACCCGCTCGACAGAATTCAGAGCACTCCCGGTCAGGTGGACCGAGAAGAATCCCCGGAGAGAAAGTAATATATCAGTCTCCGAGGCTTTTGCAAGTGTGTTGGTATGTGATACATAACGTGAATACTGTTCCGTTGTGGAAAGTATGTCGTGTTCCTGATCGTAGAGGGTGGAAAGAATGTTATTACGGATAATCCGAAGACATTCCTTAATTCCTTCCAAACTCTGCAGACGGGACATCTGACGTGTCACAATATCAACCAAGACATCAACATGCAAGGCGCGATCTACTGCTTCATCGTCTCCAAAAGTGGAGAGGAACCGTGAGAGATATTCACGGAGACCATTGATGACAAGGGGATTCAGGGTAGTCAATCCTGAACTGCTGCCCCTCAGGCATCCACGGGGATCCAAACCCGTGAGACCCACATGGAACTTAAGCAGATATTCCATTGGGACGTGAGCCGCGCCGATTAACACAAGTTTCTTTTAGACTTTCGCTGTACTATAACAGAGAAAGTGTG